TTTCGGCTATCACTTTAAAACCAAGGTGTCGGTTCAATCTTAGGGCTGCTTCATTATCTCCGCAAACCTGCCCTAGTATAACGCTAACTCCTAGTTTATTAAAGGGATAATCGAAAGCCGCCCACAACAAATCTTTATTTATCCAATTAACTTCATCTACTGCCGCAATGTGCATTTGGCACGCTTTTGGCATAAAACTACAATATCCAACTACTGCCGCTAAAACTCCATCAATTTCTTGACCGATACATACTGTTTCTGTTGGTAAAGGGTGATTCATCATTCTAACCAGCCAATCCCCCATATATTGCTGGTTTTCTGTGGTGACTCTACGCAATTAAACAACTCCTCCAGCTTCCATTACATAATCGGTTGATGCCCAATGCAATTCAATATTTCTAGCGGCAACAGTCATATTAACTGAACCTGTATATCCAATTCCTGTCACGCCTTGCCAAATCTTAGTGGTAATTAAACCGCCGGACCATACATTTTTGTCCCATTTAGCAACATCCCAAATAGCTTCCGATTGGGCTGCAGGGTTAAACGATACCGCGCCCAAATTGTCTACTGGTTGAAAGTCGGTGCTAATACCGCATAAGACGCTTGGCACGCCACCGGTGGACTGAAGGATAGGGCGCACTAAGGTAAAGCGCTTTAATTGCCCTGGAGTGTCAAAATAGCTGTAGGCTTGTTGCACGGCTGCGGTAATGTTTTGACCATTGTCAGAAGTTGCGCTGTAAAAAGTGCCAATAACGCCGTCACCGCCAAAGTGCATATCAGTATCGCCAGAAACTTCCCAAACATACGCTTGAATTCCTGTAAATCTAGCCCAAGACTTTGTAATGGTGTGCATTACATATTGTTCTGTTCCGATGTCTGTAGGAATAGACAAAATAAGCATATTTTCAGAGGCAAAATAGTTAATCTGCCAGCCAAAATTAGCGTAATATTGAGTTGCGGCTTGTGATACTGCGTAGTAAATCTTATCTGTAAGGTTTACGCGAGGGTCTAAGCGACTACTCTGCAATGCAGAAGCTAAAGGCACAAGTCCGTCTTGAGTTAGCAAAAGTAAATCACCTGCCCACTTAAAAAAGCATCTACGGTTAAAGGTTTGGCCTAATTGCCACACACCTTTAAGCGCCCAAGTCGCTGTATCGTCAGGGTTTGTGCCGTTATAAACAATAACTTCGCCCATAGAAGTGACAAAAACAGCGTAATCGTCTGCGCCTTGTCCGGCATCAATAGTCCATGTTCCCATAGCCTGCAAATAGCCAGAATTTCTAGCAATTCCACCAAAATAAAGCGGTGTAGCAGGGCCACCAATAGCGTCTACATCTAAATACCAGCAAGTTAATGTGTCTTTTTGGGTGAAATACAGACGATTTTTAAACAGGTTTACATTGATAAAAGTGCTTGAATCAGCGCCAGTAATACCAAGAACTGTATAAGACCCAACCACAGTAGCGTTTGCCGCAGGGGTTGAAGCCATTGTGTAGGTAAAGGTGCTTGCGCCTGTTTTCGTAATGACATAAGTGCCGTTATATTCAGAAGATGATGCGCCGCTGATAGTAACTCGATTGCCGGTAATCAATCCATGAGGTGCAGCAGTCGTCAATGTTGCTACCGCGCCCACATGGGTAATTGTGCTAATGGTTTGTGCGGTGCTGGTTGTTGCTACATAAAACCAGTTAGAACCGTCATAAATCATTGTTGGGTCTACACCATTACAAGCGACTAAAAAATGGCCTGCTGTATTGGTTAGATTGACCGATTGAAACTTATCGCTAGAAATACCGCTAAACACTTCTACAGCTGGATTGGCTTTTGCCTCATAAATCTTTGTTCCAGCAGCGGCAAATAACTTATATGTGCCGACTTCCGTGTAATTCATTAATGAATGAATAGGGGTATCAATACCGATTTTATAAGTGCCTACTACAGTAGCGTTTGACGCTGGCACAGCCAACATTGTGTAAGTTAGCGTTGTGCTTCCAGTTACGGTAATAGTAAAAACACCGTTATATTCTGCTGGGGTGCAACCGCTTACAGCAATCTGGTCGCCAGTCGTTAAGCCATGCGCTGTTGATGTTGTCAATGTAGCAACATCTGTCACATGGGTTATAGAACTAATAGATTTAACGCCGGTAGTTGTAACTAATCTACTGACTTGAGTCCAACCTTTACGCATTGTGACATCGGTAGGAGTTGGGTAAAAATTAAGCATTTGCACAGCATCTGTAGGCTGCATATTAGCCAGGGAATCCCTAGCGTTCCAACCACCAATAGGGGCTGGAACTGACGCAGTTCTAGCTGTATTTTGCTTCGCCTTTTGTAAAAGCATAATTAGCTTCCATAACCAGTATCAGGGATATTTGCGTAACCGATAAGCACTTTGCTTGGGTAAGGTGCAAATGACAGGTTTGGTGCGCCTTTGTCGTTTGCTTTGGCAATAGACAATACACGCTGGTAATCTTGAGAAACGACTGTGGTATCAAAGCCTTTAATACCCCAATACTTCATTTTGGTAAGCAATACCATGACACGGTCATTCAATACTGTAGTGTCGGTATCTGCTGTAAATTGAGTCTTTACTGTTCCATCTGCGCCGCGAACATAGCCGTTAGACTTGTATTCCCAACCTAAATATTCGTTGGTATTCATCGGAGGCCATACTTGAAACTGATTGTCCAAAATACGCCAGCGAATACGAGGACCAGTTGAAATATAGCCTGACTTTAGCCATTGCCATTGCTGCGCATCTTCAGGCCCTAATGCTTCCCAATGCTTTGTTTTATCCCATTGGGTGCGGTCTGTAATTGCTTCAAAATCGAAAGGTAAATCGTATGCAGTTTGCGCCAATACAATAGCGCCATTACCGCTACCAGAAGCCATTTGACTCATGGTAATTGTTTGACCGGATACGCTTACAACTTGTGTATCTTGATTAATGTTATAGCCGGTAATACCCCATTGTTTATCTACGGCAGTAATGTCCACTCCTGGGTCTACTTCTAATAACACAGAGTTATTTACAGAAGTGGCATTACAGTTAATTGCTTGAGTGTAGAAACGATACTGCACTTGGAGTGCTTGCCAGTCGTATTCCTTGACTAGGTCATAGCCAGCACCATTCATAAGCGCCAGAATTTGCTGGACATCCTGTGATTGGTTACCAATTACATAGGTAGGCACAGCCAAGTTTAACTCGGCTGCCACTTGCTGAACCATTTGCAGCATCGTTTGGGACATGATTATGCTTCCTCTTGGAGTTTTGGTTTTCTGCCTTTAGGCTTCTTTTCCGCTACTGCCGCAAGTAGTGCTTCCATTTGTTCCTGCATTTTGGACAGCTTCGCATCAGTTTCAGCCTTGATTTTATCATTTTCTTGGCGTAATGCTTCAATTTCAGCGTTCTTTTTCTCCGCTTCTGCTGATTCAAATGCCAAATTCAAGAATGACCTAGCTTTATCCCTAAATGAATGAGGACTCATGCCGGCAATCATACCAATAGACTGTAAATTCTGGTCTGAAGCATGGGCAATAGACTCTACTGTGCGGAATTTACGACCACGCAATTCTTCTGCTTGGGCGCGAGTCACTAAAGGCCATTCCTCAATTGGTGTGCCTTCTTCTTTGGCTTCTGCGCCTTGGGTATTCATGTAATACGCCCATTGACGAGGAAAGCGTCTTTTGTGTTCTTCTCTTGCGTAAGTGTCAATTTCGGTTAAACCGTTGCCTGGGACAACAATATTGACAAAATCGAAGTCTTTAAAGATTGGTCGCCCTGCTGCTACGGACTCATCTTCTTGTTTCATTGCTTTTTTATAAAAGCGGACTGCTAAATTAGCATCTGCGCCTTGAACATCTGACTCTATAGCCATGTAATTCTCCTAAGTGGTTAGAAGTGATACGGTTAAAAAAATAAAAGGATAGCCCCTTTTGAGGGCTACCCAGTTTTTACTACAATTTCTTCAATTTTTAGACTGAAGCCTTGCTGAACCAAGCATAGTCACCAGAGGCCAAATCTACCGCAGGGGATAGATATGTGCCAGCAGAACCAGTTGCTACGAAGGTTGTTACATTGATAGAACAAGTAGCTGTAGAAGCAGTAATTGCGCCGCCAGCTTGTGCAAACACATAACGAAGACCATCAGAACCAAAAGTTTCAGCACCCAAAGGGCCGAAAGCTGGGATTGATTCTGCGGTTGAACCGTTTGTATAAGCAAACTCGATTGGAGTGGTAGTTGTCAAATTGATACCAGCAATAGGTAATACTGAATATGCCATGATATTTTCCTTAAATTAATTTATTAGACTGTTCTAAATAGGGCTTGCGCCCTACCTATTAACTACCAGTCAAAAGACCTTGTAGGAAGCTGTTAGAGGTTGTCAAGTTACCAGCCCAACCATACAACTTCACGATAGCGTCTTGGTTAATCGCTTGGCGTTCACCACCGATAGGAACAAAGTTGCGTTCCTTATGTGGACGCAAGAAGATGTAGTTAGTGTTCAACAGATACATATATGTAGCTGTTTCTTGGTCACCGTAACCGCCGCCCAAAATAACATCAGCACTTGTGCCTCCACCGTAGAACTTCAATGAAGCAAAACCGGCTGCGCCAGATTCTTCAGAAGTGATACGCTGAATTGCTTGCAAAGAAGCAACATAGTATTGATACATTGTGTTACCAGCAACGATAAGGTCAGCTTTGTCTGTGCCACGAATTTGCTTGATAGCAGCTTCAGTCATCTTAGCTTGGATGTTGGTAGAACCAGTTACACCAGTAGTGATTTGGTTACGCCAGAAAGTCCAAGTTGCACGGTTAATACCACCGTATGTGCCTGAAGTTGGGGAAGCAGCAACAGCAGCAGCCAAACCGTCAAGGTTCTTACCACCGTTACCAGTTCCATCAAGGAACAAGTCGCCAGAAATGCGGTTCAACAAGCGTGCTTCAGAAACTTGCATACGACCATCCAAAAGGTCAATGATTGCTTCTTTGCTTGAGTTTTGCAACATTTCAAGACCAGACATAGTCACAGAATCAGCATACTGTGCAATTTTGTATTGCGCAGCAGAGATTGGGCTATCTGGGGCGATGTTCAATACTTCGTAACCGCTATAAGAGTTAGCGTTATTAGTATTTGGGTCGTTATACATGATTTCTTCCAAAATCACATTACCGCCGCTGAATGGGCGAATGTTACCTTTGGAATTCAATCGTGTAAGGATTGCGTTGTTTTGTGTTAAGTTGTCTGCCAATTCACCGCTACGACTTTGAATGGTGGTAGCGATAATATCGGTAATTGCGCTATTAGCAAATGCCATGATATTTCCTTATAAAAGTTAAATTAAAGCCTATTGGTCGCTTCGCCTAATTGTTCGGCAATAAGCGCCCGCCTATCTTTCTTTTCGCCTGATACCACCGTTCCACTAGGTGTAGTAGATTTCGGTAAGACTGCAGCCGACTTCGCCTTCGCTACTTGCTGCGCTTTGAGTGCTTGTTGCTTTGCGGTTTTCAGGAGTCTGTCCTGTTCTATACCCCAAACCTCATCATTCATACGCACAGCTTTCTTGTAGGCTGTATCTAAGTCCTGGGCGTGACCTAACTCAAGTAATTGCGCCATTTCCTCCCGAACCCTGTCAAAGTGAGGGTATTTCTCCACATCACTCTGATACTTCTGAATTTCATTCATTAAACGCTGATTTTCCTCTTGGGCAAACCGGCCTTTAATAGATGAAACCTCTTGATTTACCTGATTTAACTGGTTCATCAATTGTTGGGTATATGGGTCTAACTGTTGTATATTCCCAACACCTTCGCCCAATTGTATACCATAATCTTGTGCAAGTCGCTGAAACATTTGCACTTTTTGTTCATAAGGCGCTTTAGATAAAACCATGTGCGCCCTACCCAAATTATTAATCCATGCAGCAGGGCTAATGCCTTGTTGTTGGAACTCTTGGGCAAACGGTGCAATAGCGTCTGTCAATTGTTTAGCGTTGTCAGCTTCAGCCTTATAAGTGCTTACGCCTTTCTTGTATTCTGATTCGCGCTGGTTGGCATATTCGGCAAACTTAATAAAGTCCTCTTTGCTAATTTGTTCGCCTTTTTCCATTTTGTCCCAAATTTGGACATATTCTTTTTTCCATGTAGAAGGGCGCGTAACAGGCTTTACTTCTTCGGCTGCCTCCTGCGCCTCATCCTTATCCGCAGATTCAATAGCCGCAAGGACTTCGGCAGATTCTTCGTTATCTTCCTCGCTAATTTCCGCTTTAGAGGACTCCTCGGAAATATTGTCCGTTTCAGGGACTTCAATATCTTTTTCGATAGGTGGTTCAAGTTCGCCTTCCTCTGCAGCTTCCATAGCTTGCATTAATAGTTCTCTGCGGTCTAATGATTCTTCTGACATGGTTTCTCCTAAGTTATCAGGTTATCTAAGTTTTTCGTATGCCATCTCTGCGATTTGGCGTTTGCGTGCTTCATTGGACTTGCGGCTAAGTTCAATTTTTCTGTGATTGGTAGGAACATCATTACCAAGTTCAATCATTCGGTGTTCTTTAAGGTGGCTTCTGTGGTGGCTGCGGCTTTTAATCCATGTGCCATCAACTTGGGACACATAGCCTTCAATGTCAGACATGACCATAGGCGCTTCTCTAGCGGTCATTTCTTGTTTTTCTTTCCAGGCTGCCTCGGCTTCTGGGCTACCTAGCTTATAACCCCAGAATTCAAGGTAATAATCCTTGTCAGACTGCTTTGTTTCCACATGGTTGCCTTCAGACCATCCACATTTAGGGCAAATCATTACATTCTCCTTAAAAGTTCAGGGATTTGGTCATAATCTTCCATGCGCAATGCGACCACGGAGTCATACCAACGCCCATTTTTCCAACGCCAACAAATAAAATCTTCTTTTGGTAGCAAGACAATGGTTTTAACGCCTAAAGCGCCTGCCAAATGGGCAATTCCTGTGTCTACTGTTACCAATCCCTTTAAAGCCTTTAAATGCGATGCTGTTTTGTTCCAGTTTTTCTTCCATCCATCGTCAGGAAGTGGATAAAAATTAGCGTCATCCTCTGGATTTAGTGAATAAGCGTTATATCCGACCAATTTCTCCATTTCTGACGCTTTCATGGTGCGCACATGGCGAAGCATATTTTTAGATGACTCCCATTGCACGCCTATTTTTGCCGGTATATTGCTAGGCATAGCGTGGAAATAGCCTTCTGACCCTACTATTTTTTTAGATGTAATTGGGAATAGGTTTTTAACATAGGGCGCGGCGCAATCTATGTAATAAGGTAGTGACATAGAACCAATCCAGTAGTCACATTCAACCGCTGGGCCTGCTTTGATTAAGTCAGTTAGCGCATCAATACATTCCATTTGACCCAATACTTTGCACATAGACTGTTGCGCCAAAACAACAACTTTTTTTGCGCCTAACATTTTGAGTGCCGGCAGGAATCTAGCGAACATAAATTGGTCGCCATATCCTTGTTCCATTTGCACAACTATGGATTTACCTAATAGACTTTGACCTTGCCAGGTTGCAATGCCTTCAGGTTCTCTTGGATAGCCAGTCGCTTGATTGGCAATAATCTCTGGATGCCAACGCCATTCAAATAATCTAAATCCAGCTTGGTAGCGACCTTCGTGCAGGTGCTGATAAGCCAATTTATATTGCTGGTGTGGGTTTAAAGTATTAGGGCTAATATGCTTTCCTCATCGTCTAGTTCTTGCTGTCTTTTAGCTTCCAAAACACGCAGTTCTTCTTCTAAGCGTAATTTGGCTTGCCTTAAAACAACGGCTTGGTATAAATCCTGTTTTTGCCGTTCAAGGTTAGCGATGTAAGCATCAATTGCAGCTAACTGTGACGGTGTATCAACAGTAACTTCTTGTTTTGATTGTAACTTATTTCTTTTCTTTTGTTGCTTTTCTGCAACAGGCTGTGGGTCAATTTGGTCGCGGAATAATTGCTTGCGTCTTTCAGCGTCTGCCTTGAATTCAGCATCACGCTTGGCCTGCAATTGGCGCATTTTCTTATCAAGTGCTTTGGCCCTACGGATTTCTTCCCTAGTAAAGCCGTCATGCCCATCCAATCCGCTAGGGGTTGGTGGGACTATGACTATTTGAAATGCGTTATTTTGAAACGCATTGACTTGAAAAGCGGTCTGGAACATTAGAATGTGCCGCCTGAAACGCCTACAAATTTGGTTGCTGTGATGGTCGTGCCGGTAATCGTATTGGCAGCAGTTCCACCAATTGCCGGAGGACTAGACAAATCAAGCGTTCCACCAAGGGTCAAGTTGCCAGATGATGTGACTGTGCCAGATAGGGTAATCCCTGATACTGTTCCTGTGCCGCCTACGCTGGTAACTGTTCCTTGTGGATTTGATGCGGTTGTAATACTGGTAACGCGCCCATAGGTGTCAATTGTGACTACAGGAATCAAACTAGACGAACCAGTAGTTCCAGGCGTTGCTACACCACTTGCAAGGTCAATGGCTGGGGTTGTGCCACCGCTTGATGTAATACGGCCTGTAGTGCCACTTACAGAGGTTACATAAGTGCCTGCTGGTTGTTTGCTGTTAAATGTAGTCCAATCGGTTGAAGTCAAATAACCGTTGGTTGTGCCATTCGCGGCAGCCATGCTAATAACTGGAGTGCTTGTGCCTGTTGCTACGCTAACCGGTGCTGTTCCACTAACGCTTGTAACTGTGCCTACGCTGACAGAACCGCCCAAACTAATTGCAGAACCGTTGATGGTAATGCTGGAGTTTGTAAGGCTTGAATTGCCAATATTAGACAGGGTATTGCTTGCGCCTGATATGGTTTTATTTGTCAGGGTTTGAATACCGGTCAATGTGGCTACTGTGGAATCAATTGCAATCGTGCCTGACGATGTAATTGTGCCACCTGTAAGGCCTGTTCCGGCAGTAATTGAGGTTACTGTGCCACCGGATGATGGACTTGTATTGGTTACAGTCAATACACCGGTAGCAGATTTGCTTACAGAAATGCCTGTGCCTGCGGTTAAATCGGTATTGCGCCAATAGCTGTTTGTGCCATCATAAGTAAGAATATTGCCATTAGATGCGCTGGTTAATTGCACATTTGAGTCTGTGCCACCCAATACAGAACCATGATTAATTTCTACAGCAATAGAACCTGAACCGCCAGAACCAGCATTAATAATTGTTCCGATTTGAACCTTAATGCCAGGTGCGGAAGGTTTATTTTTGGTTGGGTTTCCGGTTACAGGGTTATACCAAATGATGTCGCCATCAGCCCATGTTTCGCCGTATGCTGTGCCATTCGTTGTAATTCCGTGAACTACACCAAAAGTAGTAATTCGACCAGTAGCATTTAAAGCAATGTTTTCTGTTGCAACACCAAGAATCAAATTGCCGTCTGTAATGCCTGCAATAGTAGGGGCAAAAGTAATTACACCACTTGCGCCTACTGTTCCTGTTTGATAAACAAGTTGCAATGGGCTATCAGTAATAGCGGATGATGCTTTGCCGTAGTAAAAAAGTTCTTCACCAATTTGCTGGGTGATATTGCCACCACCCATGCCAGCGTTCCAGCTTCCTGTGCTTCCGTCATACCAAAGTTTGCCAGCGGCAACGGTTACGGCTGAACCATTATTAAACTGAATGTAAGGATTTGCGCCATCAATTACTGGGGCTGACAATGTTGGCCCTGTGCCAAATACTAGGCTTCCAGAACCTGTTTCGTCTGTCATTGCTGCAGCTAGGTTGGCAGAAGATGGAGTTGCTGCCCATGTGCCTACCGCTGCGGTGCTAAATGAGATTGTGCGATTAGCAGATAAATCACCGCCACCAGTTAAACCTGTGCCTGTGCTAATTGTGCGTGATGTTGGGACTGTTCCAGCAATATCTGGTTGGGTCAATACGACTGCGCCGGTATATCCGTTTACGCTAGTTACTGCATCTGTATTGTCTATTTTCTGCCATACAGAACCGTTAAACACCGCCCAATCGCCTACTTGCCAATCGGTGATGCCGTTCAAATTAGTTGTGCCTGCAACGCTTACAACATAGTAATAACCCTTCGTTCCAACTGAAGATGTAAGTGTTGGGGTATTTGTGTTTGCGTTCCAAGCACCTTGGTAGTTTAAATCACCTAGCGGAGGAAGTTGCGATAAAGGGACTGTGCCACCAGAATCAAGAGTTGCTACACCATTGGCAACGCCTTTTTCGGTTGTCGGAATATAACCAGTTATCGTAACGCCAGACATTGTGCCGCCAGTAATAGCAATACTATTGGCGTTTTGTTCAGCCATTGTGCCAACACCAGTCAATTGGTGATTGTCATTCCAGTCGGAAGGTCTAATTAAGGATGAGTCATCCCCATCAGGTATGGTTGATACCTTGGTATGCTTGACTGTAATAGCCATTAGTGAACTCCGATAATCTTGCCGTTTTCGTCACGCACTACAGTTTTAGGTCTGTTGTGCTGTTCGTTAATTGTATCTACCAAAGCGCTAATTGCCTGTGCCATTTGGGCGTTTCCTTGACCAATAGCATTAGCAATAGGCTGCAATGGGTGTTCTTGGGACTTCACATATTCTTCTTCACTCATGTAAGCCTGTTCGCCACTTGATTCGTCAGCGCCAATGCGTGCAACTTCAATCTTTGCGCCGTTATTGATGTGGGCTAACAGAACTTGAGTATTGCGTTCAGTCATCATCTTCATTTGGGCGACTTTTAATTCCATCTCCCTATCCATTTGGTTGCGTTGTTCTTCCAATTGGAATTTAAGCTGATTTTCTTGGGCTTGATACTCTTGTTTAGCCTTTTCAATCTGCATCTGCATCTGCATCTTCTGCTGTTCAAGTTGTGACTCAAACTGCATCTTTTGCATCTCTGCTTGCTGTTGCATTTGGACTTTTTGAATCTCAACAGGAGGTGGTTTTGGCTGACCTTCTTGGGCTTTAACTTGATTACGCAGTTTATCGGCTGTTTCGTCAATAATGCCTTCCAATTGCTTGCCGGCTTTAAATGATGTCACGGCAAACTTCAGCATTTCAGCAGCCATAGGGGCTAATTCTGGCACTTGCTGAACCATTGGCACAGCTTGCTGTAAGAATCCACCAACAGCAGACAAGAACGCGGTTCTATCGGCTTTTTCTTGCTGTTCATCTTGGTAAATCATGGAGTCAGAAGTGACTTCAATGCGGAAATTCTTAGTTGCTTCGTTACGCAACAGGGCAATAGCCTGTGGAATCAATTGCTGGTCTTCCGGTGACATCTGCATAGCGCCAGAAATCTGTAGCAATGTGTCATCAGTAAAGAAATTGCAGATAACTTGCGCTTTAAATGACAACAATCTAGTAGCAAAGTCTACAACAGCGTGTTGCATAGTCTTTAGACGACCTGCAGCGTTATTAGATTTAATAATCTGCGCGCCCAATGTTTCATTAGGGTCAGTTTGTCCACGCTGAATATCAGCAATACCCATCAATTCGTAGATTTGACCCTTAACTTGGTCCATAGCTGAATAGCAAGTCATCAATGCGCTTGCAAATGGCGCTAAATCCACCAAATCAATCGCGCCCTTCATGCCTTGCTTCTCGGCAAAAGCCATCCAGTTATGCACCGGAATCATTGTGTTGTTTTCGCCTTCAGAGAATAAGCGCTGCAACTCGGTAGCGGAAGCATCGTAAACGCCACGCACCTTCAAAGCGTTAATCAGGCCGTCAATTCTGTCGCAAAGAACATCAAGTTCTCTTGCTTGGTCTTGATAGATTACAAAATCAGGGATTGGTTCTAAGCTGTCTGTGGTTAATGTGGCATACAAAGGCTTTGGACAAGGGAAAAATCCTTCTAATTCCAATGGGTCATCGCGTTCATCAAGGATTTTGCCTAATGATTTGCTAATCCAAAATACTTTGCCGCTTTCTTTGTCCCAAACTTCATAAATACAAGCCTCGTAAACACCATCATCAGACTTATAAGATTGTTTGAGGTCATCCGGTTTTGTGTCTAAAGGGATTTTGTAGCCTAATTCTTCGCC